AAATCCCGGTGTTGCGTCTACTGCCATTTTGTTTTTTGTTTTTTATTTTTTCTTAATACTTCTAATTTTCAAGCCCTTCCCCGAGTCAGGGTTTATAGCTCGAATTTGCATCCCACCCTTTGTAGAAACCTCAGGTGCATTCCGTGTCGACATATCAATGTTTTTCATCTTACGGGTCACATCCTCAGTTGCTGAAGCCTTGCCTTGTTCGTAAAAGAACTGAGCAAACTTCTCAGGGTTTGATGCTACTGCTATCGCCTTATGGTAGCCCTCTGCGTCAGCTATTAAACCGTCATCATTCATAAACCTATTTAAAAAGTTCATAACGTCAGACTGTTTAGTCTTTAGCTCTTCAGCAGATTGCGGTGAGTATAGTACGGACTTATCATCAACGGAAAATTCAAAACCTTTGAACTCCCCTCCGAACACCTCGTTGGTTTTTTCAGTAAACCAATTTCGTCTACGCTCGCCTAGCTCCTGTTGGGTCTTAGCAGACTCTGTATATCGCTTATATGCCTCAAGCTCCTCTGTATCAATTCCTGAACTCTCACCACCACTTGACTCAAGTGGAAGCTTATATTGTTCCTTCATATCCTCAAAGTACCCCTTGGCCTTTGCAATCACTTTTTTCTTTGCTAACTTAATCTTCTTGATATCACTCTCGTCATCCAAGTCCTCATCGTAATCAAACTCGCTCAACATAATATCTATGTCATCATCATCAAGCCCCGTCTCCGTAGCCTTATAATATTGAGTTAGCAAATAGTCAGGGTCCATCTCATCAAAGTCTTCCTGTAATCTTTGGAAGTCATTGAATCCACGCCCTGTCTCTTTTTTATATTTAAGATAGGCAGCTACATCCTCAGGTAATTCCTCTGAGGATTCTCGCTCGGACATTAGCTCATCAAATGAGTTTATCTCCTTACCATATCTTTTACCAATATATGAAAGAACGTCTTCGTCACTTAGTTCTGACGATTCTTGTGCTTCGCCTTGCGGCTGTATTTCTTCTTGTTCCGGTGTGGTAGTGGCACCCTCAGTGCTTGCTTCCACTCCTGTATCGTTAGCTTCACCCTCTCCATCCTTTAATGATTCTTCGTGCTTCTCTAACAATTCTTTCTCTACCTCTTGTACAGATTTAGAGTCCGGAGACTCTACTGCTTTTACTTTAATATCCATTTAATTTAATTTTTACAAAGTTAGTTATTTTTTTTAACGTTTTTTAGCGAGGTTCAAACTCTGCCATATCGAATCCATCAAGGCTATCCTCGTTAGACTCAAAGGTCTGTGGAGGTAGATTGTTCTTTCTTTGGTTGATAAGCTTAGACTGCTCACTGTTCTGCTGACTGATACGGTCTGACTTCGCCTTCTCCCTTTCAGTCTCTCTAGTCTGCAATGCATTCTCACTCATATCTCTGAGCTGCATATTGAAATCAAACTCAGTCTGCATAAGCTGCTTCTTGAGGTCTGCCTCGTTCTTAAGCTTCTCAATCTCAAACGCAATCTCTGCCTGCTTAATCTGCATCTTAGACTGTGTCTCTGCCTGTATCTTTTGCATAGCTGTCTGAGCTGCAAGCTCTTGAGATTGTAACTGCTGCTGTGATTGCATCGCCTGCATCTGCATCTGTTGCTGCTGCTCACGCTCCTGCTTCTGCTTACGCTTAAGCTTTAATAACTGATTAGCCATCTTAAGGTTTCTAATCTCACGGATGTCAATAGCATCCTCAAGGCTGATATCCTTCTGAGATAGTGCCATCTGAATGTTCTGTTCTAGCTGTGCCTTCTCCTCCTCGTCAGGGCTAACCTCGATAAAGATTCCAAAGTCATATATATATAGGTCAGATATATCTCCAAGGATACTTACATTGTACTTACCTATCTTATTTATAAAGTCATCCTTAAAGTCTGAATACTCTAAGATGTCTGCAACCCTATACGTTAATGCCTCTGCTAATGTCCTATATATATAAAGGCTACTGTCAAGTATGTGTCGAGTTGCGGTATTAGAACTTAATGCTGCAAGCTTCTGTATACCTACCAAAGCATCTGAGTTTGGTGTAGAACCATCTCTAGCCTCATTCAGTCCTGTAACCGAACGAATCATATCCATATAGTGATTGTAGTTGTATATCAACATCTGCGACTTGCTAGCACCTGATGATGACTGAAGCTCCTTGATTGGAACCTTACCCTGATTGTATTCACCATCCTGAGTGTAGCTTCTACCAATAACACTACCTGTTTGGAAGTATAGTCTCAATGCGTCTTCAGGATTATATGCTGAGCCTGTACCTAAGTCAACCTCGTTTAATCCATCTGCATCTATATATACACCATCAGGGACTACCCTAGATATTACCTGCTGAAGCTTTAGATGTGTCATCTGAATCAAATCAGCAAAAGGAATCATCCTTCTAACCAATGACTCAATAACACCCTTATACATTCTAGGTGCTGACGCTACATAGTTTGGTAGTGCGTGCTGACTTGCTGACTTTGGACGTACCATATTTCTAGACATCTCCCACTTAAGTAAGATGTTGGTACCCATAACCATAACACCATCATACCACACATCAATAGTCTTCTCAATCTTTTCGAATCTACCCTCCTCCATCATCTCTGCAGGTGGATTGAATTGGTCATCCTTCTCAATGACCTTAGAGCCACCACCCTCAAGTATCTTCTTCTTATACACTACCTTCTTTGTGGTCTTGTAGTTGAAGTACATAACGGTACAGGTATCTCTATAGAATATATCATTCTCATAATACTGAGCTGTATTATAGTAGTCATACCAACTCTGACTGTACTTGCTTATCTCCTCTAGGTCCTCTCTAGTTAGTGATGGGTCTATCTTTATAAGCTCAGTGATTGGTATTGTCTTTATCTCTCCCCAATAGAAGCAGTCCTTAAACTGTGGGTCCTCAGTATAGCTGTATACAATATTTGCAGGGTCTACATATGATATCTGAACTCCTGACCCCGGTAAGAACTCGTGCTTAGCACAGGATATACCTAGAACCATTTGGTCATAGTCTAGTCTCTTTCTGATATCCTGATAGTGATTCTCGTCAAAGATAGTATTGATAGCCTCCTCCTCTGCTATCTCAATAGCAGGCTTATAGTTTAGGTTCATATATAACTGAAGCTCCTCATCAGACTCAGGTAGGTTTGCAGGGTCCATAGCGAATGGGTCTACCCCTGACTTCTCTTGTATTATAGACAGCACCTCTTTAGACACCATCTGTCCCTCTATCATATCCTGATACTTGCTACGCTTAGCCTGAGACATTGCATCCTGAGCATATGTATCTACCTTAAATAGTCTGTCGCTCATACCGTTCACAACGATATCAACAAACTTTGGTATAACAGGTACAGGTGTCCAATCAAGGTTCAGGTAAGACAGGTCACCGTCTACCGCCAACTCGGTCTTGTATTTAGCAATGGATTGCTCACCCCTTGCATATAACCTTAACCTATTAAAGTCTCTCCATTGGCTGTAGTATCTACACGATTGCCCATCCTTTCTAAACCACTCATACTGAATAGCTTGTCCAATCTGTAGTCCGAACTCCTGTGTCGCTTTCTCAGCGTCAGAAACAAATTGACTTGGAAATCCTGTAGATGAAATGTTTACTTTTACGTCCTTCATCTTCTAATTATTTCGCTTCTTGTACCTGTATTGGTATACCTTGCAAAGTTAATACTTATTTTCGACTCTTTTTTCTCAGGTAGATATACCTGCTTTTGATTTGCCATAATAGCCAAACCTGAACTAATAGTGGCATCATACTTTGTTCTGTTACTAATGTCAAACTTTGCCCAATCCTCAAGGGTTCTAGCGAATGGCATAAAGCCCATCTCCTCTGCATCTCGGTATGTACCCTCTATATCTAAGCCTACATACTTTTCGATGTACGACTCAATAGCTGAGGCGTGAGCCTGTTTAATGTCCTCACTTGAGTTAGGTATACCACCCAACTCTCTCTCTGTCTTAGAGAGCCTGTTATAATGTTTGTCAGGTCTGTTTATACTAAAGCCTCTATAACCTCTATTCTTAAAATGATATAGTAGCCTTGGCTTATTGTTCTCTACAAGTATAGGCATACCATAAAATATACAAGCCATTAGAACCTCCTCAAAAAATATCTCTGCAGTCTGTGGTCTAGCAACATACTCTAGAAAGAACTCATTACTAGGAGCGTCATCCATATTAAACTTTGTCATACCGTGAAGTGCACCATTAGAACCTCCTCCACCTACAGTACCTGAGATATCATAGGAGTCACAACCAAATGAGCCAAGGTGGTCGTTCCCCGGATACTTGATACCTCTCTTATCTACTACCTTGTTTTGTAATCCCTTCTTTGGTAGCCAACTAACTAGGAACCTACCCCTCTTATCAGGAGCCCATACAACCTTGGAATCAATGATTCCATCCTTCCAATGAAAACTTCCCCTAGTAAGATGGTGCTCAGTTATAAGCGAGTCGTTATAATCTATCTGCTGATATAGCTTCGTTAGATTAAATAGTGACTGCTTGCTCTCATCTCTAAATGCGTGAGACTCAGTACGAGGAAACTGACGATAGAACTCATTCAATGCGTCAGGGTCATTCTTTAATGACTCCACCTCTGCCTCCCAATAGTCAATAGCACCATTGTCAATCATCTCACCATCAACACCACGTATAGGTTTTGCAGGCTTTCTAAATACAGGCATACCGTAGATGTCTATGAATCCCTCCATATTCCACTCCATAGGGATAAACAAGGAATACATACCACTCTTGGTCTGACCATTAGCGTTTCTCTTTGTAACATCAGAGTCATTGTAAAGCTTCTTAAACTCTTCACCACCCTTTGCTAAAGCATTGGAGGTAGAACCCATCATACACTTCCCTATAATCTTACTACCCAAACGAAGACACGTCTTTGTTACACGCCAATTGTTTAGTATGTTGTTTGGTTTTAACCACTTCCCACTCTCATCGTGTACTAATAATAGAAGCTTCTCACCATCATAGCTGTTGTCATCTGTGTTCTTCCAATCTATTGTGGTATCTAATCCCATTAGCTCATCATTGGCGATATCATACATATTCTTCTTTGTAATCTTTGCCGCAGGAATCCTAAAGGCTAGCTCAGTCTTCGGCTTATCCATACCATCCATAATAGGTTTGAAGAAGAATGGTAGCCTACTATTGATAGGCACAACCTTGTCTGTAAACATCTTCTTGGCATCAGCACCCGTCTTAGATAGTATACCCACCCTAGAGTCTTTTGCCAATGTCCCTGTATTTACACACTCTGATGAGCTCATAAATGAAAACCCTGAACGTCTTATCTTTAGATAGTCCATACCAAAGCTACGCTTGTCTGCCTTGCACGCCTCCCAATATATATAAAGAATCCTGTTAGCCTCCCTGTAGTCAGGGTATCCGACATCAATACTTGTCCACTGTAGATACATATAGTGAGCACCTGTAACATATGTAGGCTTACCGTCATTCATAAACCAATAGCCTAGCTCACGCTTATCAAACTCTCCCTCTATATAATCCACCCATAGATTCTTAAAGTCTGTAGGTTTTTCATTCCATTGAAATATTGATGTAATCCTTTCTAAAGCTTTAGGTATCTCGTTACGTTGCCAATACTGCTCTGATGAGGTCTTACTTCTTTTATAAACATCCTTGGGTGCAGCAGGTAATGCTATCACCAACCCCCTGACATTTATAATCTCTCCAATCATTCCCGTCTTAGAGATGATTACCATATCATATTTTGAGTCATAGCCATACAACCAACTCTTGTTTCTATTCTTGTTGGTTATAACATTAGAGGGTACATACCCATCCAATATCTTACATAAACTATCTTGACCTTCTTTCTGCAAATCCTTGTTTTGTATCTACCCTTGACGGGCCTTTGTCGGCTATATCTATATCAGCCCTCTCGTTCTCAATCTTTGTAAGTATCTCGAATGCATCGAATATAGCTAATTTTTTTGTAGCTGCCGCATTCTTTAGCCTATCTGCAGCTAGCTCATCCTCAGGGTCTATCTTTATGATGTCCTCCTTAGCTACCTTTATAAGCTGCTCAACAGCCTTCATACCTGCATCTATAATCCTCAGCTTTATATCCTTGTTATCCATTACATCTTTATTGTTATCTGATGGTCATACATCCTATATAGCTTCTCACCGTCTACATCAAACTCATACTCACTCTCAGGCTTGAAGCATACCATATCGCCACTAGATATACCCTTAGACTTTAGATAGTCATTAGGATACTTCATAATACCAACCAACGGTTCCTCGCTAAAGGGTTTAAATATATATGACTCTGATGTAGGTACAGGTTTTACAAAGCAGTATCTATCGTATGAGTGCCACTCACCGCCTTGCTTATACATAAAGAATTGTTCCTCGTCTATAAAGAACAGGTCATCCTTGAAGAAGCTCTTACCACTCTGCTGTCTCCCCTTCATATCGTTATAGAACTTAAATACGTTATGATGAACTAGGAGTGTGTCTCCACTCCTTATGGGTCCTTCATATCCTAGAGGTGTCTCTATCACTTCAGCATATCTATTAGAAGCCTTATGGTCCTCCTCTGATGTGCTAGTAATAAAATCAATACCGCCAATAGACTTGACGTTGTCGTATCTCCTTCCGTTATATGCTCTAGTTATAAAATAAAATGGTGACTTCATAGTGGGCTATGAGCCGCAACCAATGCAATCTATATGCGTATCTGTTGGTTTGACTCCTGTTAATTTCATTTGAATGTTATGAATCGCATCTGCGATTTCTAATTTATTTGTAAAGTCTGTTGCTGTCTCCTTCTTTTCTAGGAGTAGAGCTAGCTCCTGCTGTAGCTCTAGTCTTTTTTGTTCGCTCAATGTTAAAAGTTTATATTGTACTCAATAGATATAGGCATTGTATTTGTGAAGCTCTTCCACAATACTACCTCATCATCTCTCTCAATCCAAATCTTTATACTACCATCCTTCTTATCGTATCGTATGAGATGTATAATATACTGATTATTTAACACGTTCTGCCCTACAAGATAATGCATTGCACCACCCTTGTAGTCAGGACCTATCGCTATCTTTCTGATATCCATCTATGCTTTTATATCTCCGTACAGATACCAAGTGTCTATAGCTGTCTTCACAACAGTGGCTACTGAATACTGATGTGTCAACCTATCGTGTCCTTGAGCTGACTGAAGTGTAACACCTAATGTTCCCACCACGGTAACAGTACCCGACCCCTCTTGAATGATGGTTATCTTAGTCCCTATAGGGAATGCTGCACCTGCATTCGTAGGTATCCTTACGTCAGTTGCACTTGAGGTGGTTGTAATAACAACACCATTCTTGTCAGCAAGAATAATATTGGTGGTAGTCAACGCACTTGAGCGTACCGTTGTAGGTACA